TGTTCTTTTAATCTATGATACTTCAGCAACAGCAATTAAAAAAATTCAAAAATCAAATATTGCTTCAGCAGAAACATTTACAAGTGTAGTACAAGATACTACACCGCAGCTTGGTGGCGCACTAGACATTAACTCAAAAGAAATTACAGGTAGTTTAATTCCTGATACAAATGATACCTACGATTTAGGTTCTTCAGGTAAAGTATGGGCAAACATCTACACTGGAGACTTAAACTTATCTAACGAAGCCAAAGAACAAGGTAATGATGTTGACGGCACAAAAGGTTCTTGGACAATCCAAGAGGGTAATGACGATCTATTCTTAATTAACAATAATTCAGGCAAGAAATATAAGTTTAAATTAGAGGAGATTTAAGAATGCCTTTTATCTCTAATGGCACAACAATACTAGACAATGGTGCTTTTTCAGTTAGTCTAGGTTCTCAAGTTTTAATAAAAGAAATTACTGCTAGTTCAGATGCAAGTATCTCATTTGTAGATGGAAGTAATAATGTAGTATTAGATAGCACATATCCTATCTATAAGTTTGAGTTTATTAATATTCACCCATCAAATAATTTAGTTAATTTTCAATTAAATTTTAGAGATGGTGGAACTGCCTATGATGCTATTAAAACCACAACAGCTATTAGAGCATATCATAATGAAGCTGGTAATGATACAACTTTTGGATATGTTAATCCTTTTGATGTTGCACAGGGATCAGGGGTTCATATATTAGCAAACAATATGGGTAATGAAAATGATGAAAGTTTATCAGGAGAATTGTATTTATTTAACCCATCATCTACGACTTTCGTTAAGCATTTTAATGCTGATTTAAATAACTATAACCAAGATAATTTTTCAGTAAGACATTTATCTGCTGGTTATTGCAATACAACAACAGCTATTGATGGTATTCAGTTCAGCTGTTCAGCAGGGGACATAGATGCTGGAACATTTAAACTCTATGGAATAAAGGATAGCTAATGGCAGTAGTATCAGGTGGAACAACATTAATAGACAATGGTGCTTTAGACGCAGCAGTACCATCAGGAAGTTTAACATTACTTTCAACTCAAACTGCATCAAGTTCAGCTAATATATCTTTTACAAGTAATATAGATTCTACTTATGATAGCTATTTATTTAAATTTATAGATATACACCCAGCTACAGATAATGTAAAATTTCAAGTTAATTTTAGAGATGGTGGCTCTAGTTATGATGCCACTAAAACTACTACATTTTTTCAAGCATACCATGATGAAGCAGATAGTTCTACTGCACTATCTTATAATACTGGTTTAGATTTAGCACAAGGTACTGGAGTTACTTTTTTAACTGGAGATGGTCAAGGAAGTGGAAATGATGAAGCATTAAGTGGTTCTTTACATCTTTTTGCACCATCAAGTACAACTTTTGTAAAACATTTTATAAGTTACCTAAATAGTTATGATGCATCTAATACTTCAATAAATAATTATGTAGCTGGATATTGTAATGTAACAGCAGCTATTGATGGAGTTCAATTTACTTTTTCTAGTGGTAACATAGATGATGGCATAATCAAAATGTATGGAGTAAAATAAGGAGTAATCATGGGTTTAATATCTAACGGCACAACAGTATTTGATAATGGTTCAATGTCATCAGGCTTTGGTAGTTCTATGGTGTTTATTAAAAAGCTAACAGCTAGTTCATCTGCTACTTTATCTTTTGTTGATGGCTCTGATGGTGTGGTGCTAGATGATACTTATAAGGAATATGTATTTACATTTAAAGACATACACCCAGCTACAGATAATACACAATTTGCATTTCAAGTAGATACAGGAACTAATACTAATTATAATCAAACAATAACATCTACAACATTTAGAGCATATCACATTGAAGGTGATAATGATCAGGGTCTTGGTTATGTAACGGGAGAAGATCAGGCACAAGGTACAGCATTTCAAAAATTAACTGCTGGTGGAACTATTGGAAATGATAACGATCAATCTGGTAGTGGATTTTTTCATTTATTTAATCCTAGTTCTACCACTTTTGTAAAACATTTTATTGGTAGATCAAGTGCTTATCATGCTAGTGATTATGCTACTGATTTTTATGTATCTGGATATATAAATACAACAACAGCTTTAACTAGAGTACAGTTTAAAATGCTATCTGGCAACATAGATGCTGGAGATATTTGCCTTTATGGTATTACTTAAAATATAGAAAAATGACAAATAAAATAAGTATAAATAGTATTAAAAGGAACTAACAACAATGCCAAGATACCACAATATAAACGGAAATCAAGTACAATTTACTGCTGCTGAAGAAACGGCTAGAGATGCTGAAGAAGCTGCATGGGCAAATGCTGCCCCAGCTCGTGCATTAGCAGAATTAAGAAGTAAAAGAAATAGACTTCTTGCAGAAACAGATTTTTACGGTAATTCAGATGTGACTATGAGTAGCGACATGACAACTTATAGACAGGCATTGAGAGATTTACCTGCAGGCAAAGACACGGTTGAGAAGTGTGAAAACGCAACTTGGCCAACTAAACCATAGTAAAGGAAAAAGATGGCACTAACAAAGGCACAACTAATTGATTTAAACGCTAATGAGATGATTATCGATCTTGATGGCGATACTTCAATTACTGCTGATACAGATGACCAGATAGATATTAAGATTGCAGGTGCTGATGATTTCAGATTTACTGCAAATACTTTTACTGCTTTATCTGGTAGTACAATCGCCGCTCAGGCATTAACTGCTACGACAATCGCTGTATCAAATGATGGAACAATAGGTTCAGCAGGAGATGCTGACGCAATCGCTATATCATCAGCTGGTGTTGTAACCTTTTCACAATCACCTGTGTTTCCAGATGGTTCACTTGCTGTTGTAGATTTAGATATTGATGGTGCAACAGATATAGGTGCTAATTTAGCAGACGCTGATTTATTAGTAGTAGATGATGGTGCTGGTGGTACAAATAGAAAATCTGCTATGTCAAGAGTTAAGACATACATTGCTGATGTAACCTTAACAACTGCTGCTCAAACAAATATTACTTCTGTTGGAACATTAACTGCTTTAACAGTTGATGATATGACATTAGATGGTAGTACAATATCTGATAGTGGTGATTTTACTATTGATGGTGGTGCTGATATTATATTAGACGCTGACGGTGGTGATATATTCTTTAAAGATGGTGGTACTACTTTTGGTAGTGCAACAAACACATCAGGAAATTTAATTATTAAATCAGGAACAACAACTGCTGCTACTTTTAGTGGTGCAAATGTCACTCTTGCAGGAACAGTTGGGTCAGGTGCGATCACATCAACAGGTACAATTCAAGGTACAACAATTACTGCTACAACAGCATTCGTACCAGACGCTGCTAACGGTGCAAGTTTAGGAACAACTGCATTAGAATTTGCTGATCTTTATTTACATGATGGCGCTCAGATATTATGGGGTGCCGATCAAGATGTATTATTAACTCATGTTGCAGACGCAGGATTAAGTTTAAAAACATCAGCAACAGGTGATGATACAAAGGCAACTTTAACATTACAAACAGGTGAAACAGATATCGCTGCCAATGATGTTCTTGGTGCAATTGACTTTCAGGCGCCAGACGAAGGCACAGGTACAGACGCAATATTAGTTGCTGCTGGTATCGCTGCTGTTTCTGAAGGTGACTTTAGTTCATCTAACAACGCAACAAAATTAAGTTTTAAAACTGCTGCTTCAGAAGCGGCTGCAGAAAAAATGAGTTTAAGTTCTGCTGGTGTTTTAACAACATCAAGTAATATAGTATCAGGCGGAAATGTTGTAATTGCTGACGCTGGTAATATAGGTTCTGCTTCAGATACAGACGCATTAGCAATTTCTTCTGGTGGTGTGGTGACCTTCTCACAAAAACCAGTAATTAACTCTGGTGTCACAATAGATAATATTACAATTGATGGTACTGAAATAGATTTATCTTCAGGCGATCTTACTTTAGATGTTGCAGGAGATATCATACTAGACGCCGATGGTGGTGATCTTAAATTTTCAGATGGTGGTACAGCATTATTAGGATTTACAAATAGTTCAAGTGATGTGGTAGTTAAACCACTAGTTGACGCAAAAGATATTATCTTTCAACAATATGATGGCACATCAATTTTAGAAATCAATGATGGTGCTTATGCAAAATTCACAGCGGCTGCAATTGCTCCAGAGGCAACATTGACAGACGCTTCAACAGTAACCTGGAACGCATTAACTCAATCAGTTGCAAAAGTCACATTAGGTGGTAATAGAACAATTGGACTTGCTTCAAATGGTGTTGCAGGTGCTTTTATATCATTATTAATTATTCAAGACGGTACAGGATCAAGAACAGTATCTTGGAACGCTGCTTACGAGTTCGCTGCTGACACGGCACCGACATTAACAACAACTGCCAACTTGGGAGACCTATTTGTGTTTAGATACAATGGTGCCAAGTGGTTAGAAGTAGGAAGGAACTTAGCGTTAACGCTATCATAATATTATGTTTGCATTAGTAGAATCAGGATCAATTATAAAAATGTTAAATGGTAATCAAGGTATTACTATTGATGGTGTTCAACATCCTAGAGCAATATACACTCTATGGACAGAAGCAGAAAGAAATGCTATTGGTATCTATACTGTTGAATATGATAACAGTAATAAAAAAGATGAGAAATGGTATATCAATACAAATCAATCTTATGCATTTGGTAGTGGTAAAGTCACAGCAACATATGGTACTGCAACTGCAAAAGCACACGCTGATACTTTATACACAGCACAAGATGAAACAGATGGTTTAGGTACAGAAGGCGAATTAAAATCAAGAGGATTAAAATATAAATTAATTCAAGATGTCAAATTAGAAGCTGCTAATGAATTAGCAAAAACAGATTGGTATGTAGTTAGAAAATCAGAAGAATCTACTGCTATACCAAGTGCAATCACA